ATGTGAGGATACCTGTGGTGGGGTTGAGTCACGGGGGAATAAACAAGAACATACGCATAGGGAACATGCAGCCCTCTTTTGTGGCGGGGAATACGTGGTTTAACTCCAGTGATGCGAATACTGCGGTGCTTGAGTCTCAGCTTGGGAGCTTTGACATGGAAACTGACAGTGATGAAGATGATGAGATGGATGCTTTGGCATACCAGGAGAAATTTACGAAAAGGAGTTATGAGGATGAGGATGAAGAAGAAGATGAAGGGGGGCTTTGGTCATGACCTAAAATCATTTAGTGATTTTATGCACTGCGTTTTAACGCTTGACAAAAAAACAAACACACAAGCCTATACTTAATGTTATGATGAAGGAGTATTTAATATGTTGATACCTGCTATAGACCTTGACTATAAACTGATCGCGTATGCTGAGGCTGCACAGAAGGAAGCAAGCAAGGGATGGACTGAGCTTGAGAGAATCTATAAGAACACTGTAGACAGTGCGAAGGCACAAAAAGCGAAAGAACTTAACCGTTCTTATGTGCAGAGTCCTATAGCGCGTGATACGGTGCTGATAAAGAGGAGTATCTTTTCTACGAGTTTTCAGATAGCTGATTTTCCTTTGAATGTGGATAAAAAAGGTGATGAGAGTTCTGAAGCGGCGCGGCAGTTGAGGATAGCAGCTGCGTACTACTGGGAGAAGAGCAATCCTTTTGTGGAGATAAACAAGGCTATGCTGCGTATGTTGATCTTTCCTGTGGGGATAGTCTCTCAGTACTGGGATAAACAAAAGAAGAATATACCCATAGAAGAGTGTAACCCTATGGATGTCTGTTTGGACCCTGATGCGCGTAATGCAGATGATGTGCAGTATGTGACATACCGGTACAGGAAAACGGGTAAAGAGATAAGGCATATCATACTGAATGATAAGAAGGTAAAAAAGAAATTTAGGTTTTACAATAAACTCAAAAACCATGAAGAGTTTTTTAGGATCTCTTATGATGTGGATACTTTTGAGCCTTTTAGACGCTATAAGCTTAAAGAGATCTACATCAAGACGGGTAACGGCTGGCTGTGTAAGACGTATTACCCTGAAGGCAATCTGCTTTTACGTGTGACAAAGTTTGCAGAGTGTCCTTTTCAGTGGGGGTTTGCGCGTGAACAGCTCTCTTCTGTGGATGATGCGGTACGTGAAAAGCAGATACTCGCGTATGGTGAGAGTGAGATAGACTACATCAAAGAGCATGTGACGGCCATCAATAAAAGACGGAATCAACACTCTGACATCGTGGAAGAGCAGATAAACCCTTCTGTCTACGTGGGTGCAGATGCAAAAGTAAACCCAAGTAACCTGAAACGCGGTGCCGGTGCAAAGATACCGGCAGGTGATGTTAATCAGATAAAGGAGAGAAGAGCGCCTACTACTGCCGGGCTGCATGATGATATCTCTATGATGAATGAAGATATAGAAACGACTTCTTCTGTGAATGGGTTGTACAAGGCACAGACCAGCGGAAGTGACAGGCGTGCTACGGGTGCGTTGGCTTTGCTTAGTTCTCAAAGTTCTACACGGATAGAAGAGCAGATAATGACGGCGAATGATACGCTGTTCTCTCATGTGGCTAAAAGTTTTGTGAAGAAAGTGTACCGGTATGTCGATGATGAGACGTTAAGGATGCTTGGTGTGGAAGAGCCGGTGATAGGTGTGGATCAGTTACAACAGGAACCGTTTGACTTTGTGGTGGGTGTGGAGTTTGGCAGTAATGCGAAGAGACAGGAAATGTACGCTGCACTGATGGAATCTGTGGCTGTTCTGGGGCAGTACCAGAATGTCAATCCGAAATACCCTGAAGTGCTTACGGAAAAAGCACTTCAGATAAAGATAGGGGATGAGTTTAAAATAGGGGATGATCTTTTTGTCCCTCCTTCTGATACTCCGCCTACTGTAACCCCTGAAGTAAATCCGACACCGGGGGTGATACCTGGGGCAATTTGAACTCGACAAAAAAGCAAAGTGGTGACGGTATAGTTTAATGAAATTAATAAATAAGGAGCTAAGAAATGGCTAAAGAGAAGGTATTGAAACTATCTGGAGATAGAGAGTTGGGTGCTGTGACGAAGAGATTGTCTTCCGGGATGTTTGAAACGAGCAAGGGTGAAAAAGTACCGCCGTTGCCAGGGGTTGCTGTCGGTACTAAGGTAAGACTTGTGAATAGTCGGTTTGAGATCGTGGAAGGCAAGGTTAAAAATGTTTCCAGTACGGAAGATGCAGAGAAACAAAAGATAGCCGCGCTTGAAGCAAAGGTCGCTGCGTTGGAAGCTAAAGCGGGTGAAAAAGGTTCTGCAGTTAATCCAGCTAAAGCTGCCGGTGAGACTACTGGCAATAATGCCGGTGCGCCTAAAGTGAATTCATAATGTTACGCGGATTACTTGCTCTTTGGCTGTCGATGCTGTTCCTGTGGGTGGTTTCTGAGGATGGGGGCGGTGGCGCTGCTGAGGATGATTTTCTGATAGATGATCCTGAGCCTGCGCCTAAAGAGCCTGAAGCGCCTAAAGACCCTGCGCCTGCAAAAGAGGTAGAAGAAAAACCTCCCATGAAGGCGGAACTCAATGAGGATGATAAAAAAGAGCTTGATGAGCTTAAAGCGTTTAAAGACAGTGTGGCGGTAGAAAAGGCCATTACTGACGCGGTGGATGTGATCAAGGGTGATTACCCTGATTTTGATATAGAAAAAGTGAGTGCGATTCTTAAAGAGATGCACGAAAAAGACCCGAAAAAAGCAGAGCAGTACAATACGCCTGCGGGATGGGAAGCGTTGCATTTGAAACATTTTGCAGCACGAGAAGAAGATGGGACTTTCGACCCGGGAAGAAACAATGCGGATGAGCCTTATGAGTTTGAGAAAACGCGTAAAGAGGCACTCGGTGGAAACAAAAAGTCTATGAAAAAACTTTTTGAAAATGCAAAATAAGGAATAAAATATGTATGATACTATACAGGCTGTGGAAAACAGAGAGAGCTTTTACAATGTAATTCGTGTGACGGGATACGGTGCGACACCGTTTTTTGAATCACTTGGTGAGGGGATAAGCGGTGTGAAGGCTTCTGCCGGAAAAGGGCATAAGTGGGACTATAGACCGGGTGCCGCTGTGGGTGCTGCCAATGCACACGCTGAAGGTTCTGTGAGAGCGAACATTACGAGCTGGACGGCTGTTGAACTTGCGAATCAGTTCCAGATCTTTAAAAAGACTTCCGGGATCACGGGGTCACAGGCTGCTTCTTTTACCATAGAAGAGAAACTTTCCAATATCTCTACGCAAGAGATGGAGAACAGAAAACAGTTGAGACTTGACATAGAGAAAGCCTTACTTGGCGGTGCTGCGCCTGTGGGTGCGACTGTAATCACTGATGTGCGTACGATGGGTGGTGTGCTTCACTACATCCCTGCTAATGCGGTGTTTGACCTTGCGGGTGCTGCGTTGAGTGTGAAAAATCACATTGACGAAGCGTTGAAGCTTATGTTTAATCAGGGGATAGTTGGTGAGAACATCATCGTGATGTGTGGTTCTGATGTGTACACTGATCTTAACTGGTACTACGCTGATAAGAACCTCTATAAGCCTACTGAGGGAACGATCACGGCTAAGAAAGATACGATCACTACTGGGTGGCATGATAATGTTCGCATTACGGCGAATCCTAACCTGGCTGCGGATGAAGCGATAGTCTATGCGCCTAGTTTGATCAATCCTGTGCTGCTTAGATCTCATAAGTCAAAAGACGTGAGTGATGCGACTTATGATGCTGAGGCTAAAGAGGATCTGTTCGAGCTTACTGTGCAGGTGCTTGACCCTTATGCTGCGGTGCATGTTAAAAACATAGGTAGAACAGCGTAATGACACTCGCACAACTGAAAGAAAAAGCAAATGCTTTAAAGATAGGCGGCCGTGTGCTGCCTGCCGATACGGTGTTAGAGTCTTTTCAGGAGATGGTATTTGATACTATGATTCAGTTGTGCGATCCTTTGAATTTGGCAATCCCATACCAAGATAGCGACATATACAGACCCATAAATGAAGATGGTGATGTAGAGTGGTTTTTGAAAAAGCCGCGTATCGCTAAGGTGGATGCAGACTACATTGACATTGATAGCAGACTTGAGACGGCATTTGTATATTATCTGATCGCATTTGTGGCGGTTGATAAAGACAAGGCTGATTTTGGTCTACGTGCTGATAGGATGTGTGTTGAGTATGCCTGTAATGTCCTAGAGATGGGATTGCCAAAGGCAAAAGAGGTGTATGAGCTGGATAGCTTTTTAACGGCTGCCCGTTTTGACTGTGTGGGTAAATATTATGAAGTTTCAAGTTCCTTTGTGGATGCGGTCCTGGACTGTCTGTTGTGTGGGAA